TGGCAGCTAGTGCTCCAGATAAACCGTATGAAGAGTGTGAAACATTAGACGAGTTAATCAGTCTTATGAAAAAACAGTCTAAAAAACCTAACACGGTCCCAGGAGGACAAGATGACTATAACCTCGGAGCTTAAACTCGATACGAAACTACCGGATATATTTCCAGAATCTTGGACTGTAGAAGGTCGTCAGCAGGATTTTGCAAGTTTCCGCAACCTTGACCACTTCATTTTCACAATGAGCAAGCTTACACAAAAACGTGATGACACATGTGGAATCAGTTACAAAGACGCACTAACTATGCTGGTACGACGACAGTCAGACTTCCCTGAAGCAGAGCAGGAATCTATCAGAAACTTGGTTAGATCTAATCTGTACAAACGGGGACTGATAACTGGTGATGTCTACGAAAACTATAAGTACGATGTGGAAGGCACTGCTGTAGGATTTGACGTAGGTAAATACGCTTCTGGTGAGCCAGATTGTGTTATTACACCGTCAAAAGACTATACTGACTTCTTCTATGAGTTGTACGTAAGCGTTAGCTATCCGTATAACGTAGATAATGCAGATGTACGTAAAAACGTAGCTAAACTTCTGGCAACTGTTGAAGAGTTAGAACGTAATCACATCTTCATAAAGATCACTTTGGTGTTTCCTGCAAAAGACATAACACAGAGTGGCAATAACGAGTTTTTCTCATCTATACCTTTGTTCTCCCATAAAGACTACAAGTCAGTGCAAACAATGTCTTCCGTTGTAAACGAGAAGCTACTGCGTAAGTTTTACTTTGCATTGCTGGAAGACATCTATGGCAGTAACTTATCAAGCCATTACGGTATTGCTAAAAACATTGAAGGCACTATGAACATTGGTAGCCACTTCGATGAAATAGAGTTTTACCAAAACATATACGAAAAAGTAGGTGCAAGGAGTACGTAATGAACGATACAAATTCAACAGACAAAGTGCTGTCAGACTACATTGATAGTAGAACGCAGCATTTAGACTCATATCCGGACGTAGTTCGTAAGGCTGTTGATACTATTGTTGGGCAAGGTGTTTCTCCTCGTCTAAAACTAGGTGTAGCCTTATCAGAGCTTATCACCCTGGTTAGCCATTTACGGAAACCTATCGTACTGTTTGACGGTACGTTAGTTCCTGTAAACGCTATCTCAGTCATTCTGTCTCCAAGTGGAAGCAGTAAAGACAAGAGTATGAACACAGTACGTAAAGCGTTACTAGGTTCTTACACAAAACTTGAAGCACTGCGTAAGCAGTACGCTGTGGATAAAGCTCGTGAACTAGCTAATTTGAATGGTGACAACCCTGAGAATTACGAAAGATATTACGAGAAGCCAATTCCATTACAGTCTGGTTTAGGTACACCTGAAGGTATTACCAACCACTTGGCAGGACTATCAGCTAAACCACTTGGTGCCGGCAGCTTTTCCTGTAGTGAGTTAGCAGCTGAGATGCAGACTAACGGTAGCTTTACAGAAATTGTGAAGATACTGTCAGTAGGTTACGACTTAGGTGATGTGCCTGTGAAGGTTATTAAATCATCTGAGAACCAAACTAGTGGTGTTACTGGTATGCCTATCAATGGCCTGTTATTCGGGTCATTTGACACAATACTTTATCAACAGGATGTTAAGAACAAGTTCAAGCTTCTGTTTAATACACAGTTAGCTAGACGTTCACTGTTTGTGTTTACACCAGAAGTACCGTACAGGGTTCCTGTAACAAGTATTGATGAGCTATACACTATTCGTAACAGGGAACGTGAGCAGGTGCTACATGCTCAACGTACCTTGGCAGAGCTAACGGATTCATTAGTTGATAACACAACTCAAGAACCGATGGCACTAGACCAAGCTGCTGAGAAGCTGTTTGATGTTTACCAGGAGTTTAACTCAGTACGTTCTGACCGGGGATCTAATAGGTACCCAATATCTAAACTAAGCCGTAAGCACAAGCAGTGGCTAGCTATGAAAGTAGCTGCAGCATACTCAATCCTTGCAGGTGAGAACACTGTAACTGAAGAGTGTTATGCATACGCTATTAACACAGTAGAGCTGCTGTCAGGTGACCTGAAAGAGTTTGAACTAGAGCTGGCTAAAGATCAGCACGAGAACCTTGTAGGTTACTGTAAGCTTATTGCTGAAGATGGTGTCAGCATTGTATCAATGCACGAACTACGAAAACTTGGCTACATAAATGGCACAGGTGGTTCTAAGAGCAAAGTTGATGAGATTGCTGCCTTAGCTAACAGCTATGACAAAGATGGCTCATACGCAGTTCTGAACGGTGGTATTGAGTACAGTGAACTAATTAAATCTAAATCGGTAGGTGTAAGCCATATCGTATTTGGTGATGACAAGAAGGACAAAGAGTTCAAATCATATGCTCAAGATAAGTGTTACGAAGGATACGAGTTTGAAGAGGACATGCAATTTGCTGACCTTGAAGAACTACTTGGCATGAACGCTGCTTTCAGTCCATTCCTGTTTAAGGATGGTAAACGTTCTAAAGACAATGTTGAAGGTGGTACTGGTTTACTGGTACTAGACATTGACGAAGGAAACATGACTGATGAAGAAGTTCACCTGCTGTTGGACAGTATGCTGCACTACGTTGTACGTAGCAGTGACCCTGACAACGCATACAAGTACCGTGTAATTCTGTCACTGGATATTGACCTAGATGTTGATGACGATCTGTACAAAGTATTCGTACAGTGTGCTGCAGAAGAATTAGGACTAGTAGCAGATTCACTGCCTAAGTCTCAAATATTCTTTAGCTACGCAGGAAGAAACATACTTAGTCAGATGGAAGGCTCTAAATTGGGTGTTAAAGACCTTTTAGACACTGCCAACGCCATTATGCGAGATAAGCCTAAGAAGCCTGTACGCGAGCTTCCTACCGCCTCTAAGAAAGCTTTACTAGACGATGCCAGAGAGACTTTCTCTATTGGGTACGAAGCAGAGCGAGGTAATGGGTCTGTATTAATGTACAGGATGTTAAAGTACGCAGCTGACTTAGGTGCTGACGAAGAGTACATAACTGGTCTTGCTGAAGACATAAATAGTACATGGATAGAGCCTATGGATGTAGGAAGACTGATGAACACGTTAGTAAACCCAATAATACGAAAGATGTAGACACTCTACCTCTTCCTGTGTTAGTCTCATGTTTCAAACACGTAAAGGAAGAGGATTTATGATGATAGCAACAGAAGACAGATACTCAGATGGGTGTATTAAATACTCATCGCTATGTCCTGAATGCTCAAACACATTCACAAGGAAGCTTAAAAGGGCTACTGATACATGTAATGCTTGCAACATTAAACGTACAGGTGAAGGACTTAAAGACCGTAAAGTAATAAGCCGTGAAGACAGTAAACACAAGAAGACTCTTGACAGTCTTTTAGTGTCAACTTCCGGTGTCAATCAAAAATCCCTAGTTGAGATGTTCACGTACCATATAGAGGGTGTATTAACTAACAATTTCTCTACCAGTAACAGGTCGTTAAAAGGCAACTTGTCTGGTTCTTGGTCTGGAAATGGTTACAAGATGGTGTCTATACTAGGAAAGAAATACTACGTCCACAGGTTAGTGTATGAGTACCACAACGGAACCATACCTAAAGGGGTTGAGGTAGATCATAAAGATAGACGGCCAACCAATAACCGTATAGATAACCTTAGAGTTGTTACCAAATCTCAAAATCAACAAAATACTACACCCATAGGCTATACAGAGTCTAAAGGTAAGTACGTTGCAAGAATAGTGGTAAACGGTAAAGTAATAAGACTAGGTACTTTTGGCACTGCCGAAGAAGCTCAAGAGTCTTATTACACAGCTAAAAATAAGTACCACATATAAAAGGAAAACGTAATGACTTGGATTTACGAAGAAACAGAAGTAACTTCCATCAGTGACCTTCCAGAAGACGTAATGGGTTTTGTCTACGTTATTGAGTACGAAGACGGAACGTATTACTTCGGACAGAAGAACATGTTCAAAAGCATTACTCTTAATGCGTTAAAGAACGGTGAAACCAGGGAAGGAGCTAAACGAGTAGGTAAGAACAAAGATGGTAAACGTGTTTACTTCGATGTGGTTACTAAGGAAAGTAACTGGCTTACCTACGAAGGAAGTTCTGAGGCAACTAAAGATCTTGTAATTACAGACAAGACTATTCTTGATGTTGCTTACAGTAAACGTAGCCTAACGTACCTTGAAGCTAAAAGACTGTTCATCGAAGAAGCATTAGAAGACGAACAGTGTCACAACCTAAACATTTTAGGAAAGTTCTTTAAAGGGAACATAGACTGATGAAAAACAAACTATATTTAATATCACAAGACTTCAACTCTGGTTACGACACATACGACTCTTTTGTAGTGTCACACAGTAGTGAAAGCAAGGCTAGGAGCATCCATCCTGCTGGTGGAAGTCACGAAATGCAAGAGTTCCGCAGTGGAACGTGGTGCAGCCTTAAAGATGTAGGCAGGCTTACAGTTCAGCTTATAGGTGAAACTGAAATCAAAGCCGGTACTATTGTCATAGCATCATTTAACGCCGGCTAGTAAACAACATCTCCACACCATGTACGCAGAGCTAACTGGTCCTTAGAGCCTATAGTATGGCACTGGTAGTGCATTAGCTCAGCGGACATGTTGTGGAGTAGTTGGGGAATAGTTTATTAAGGTACGCAGATACTTTTAAAATAGTAATTAGTTATGTAAGAGACTATTTCACAGAAAAGCTCTGAACACCTTATCAGGTATGGCTATGAGGGGTATTTTCAGCCTACGTAATGTTGTCGCCAAAATGGCGTCTATTGACAGGATGCTGTTGTTGGAGTATGATGTAGCTACAAGATCGTGTAGAGACAATCTTGCAACTTAAGGGCTACTTAGGATCATTATGAGCAATTATAACACAGTATGTTTTAAACAGAAGTCCAAAAGGAGGCCTAGTAATATGTACTTAAGGCTGCAAGATAAAGTAGAGATTATGGAAAACTGTAAGTCAGATTCCGCAGTCATACTTTTTGAATACTACCTATCAAAAGCTGGCATAGAGGAATTTGAGTTTACTGACGACAAGGCAGCTCATGCTCTTAAGTGGTCAGTACGAAAAGTTCAAGAAGTCAGAAAGAGGCTTATAAAAGCAGGGTACTTCCTGCAGAAGAAGGGAACGTATAACGATGGCAGAAAGATCGTAACTACGTACCTTGGTAGAGCTAAGACAGAAGCATTCCTGCAACTAGAGCATTACGAAAAGGTGGAAGACCTGGAGGCTTAACTATGACTGAAAAAGAGATGGTGTACACCGCACTTACTGGTTGGATTAACCACGTAGAGACAGGCAATTTTGCCGGTATGGATAAGAACACTATACTGATGCTGGCTCGTAGTGATAAAGATATGCGACGTAAAGCTAACAAATTGCCTATTCTTATGCCAGAGCAGCAGGATTTCATAAAACAGCTGCGAGAACTAGCTCACAAAATAACTAGTGGTGAGTCGGTATTGAAGGAGGCCTAGTTATGTCTTACATAAAAGTAAAATATGAGGTTTTCAGTACGCTGTACCACATAAACAAACAGTTGAGAGCACTAAACAAGCTCCCTGTTTTAGGGTTTGACGTTGAAACAAGGTCTATATATCCACAAGAACAGGTAAAAGAAGCTATAGCACTGCTAAAGCATCCAGATGACATACATCCTGACCACTTAATTCATGTTAAGCAGGTAGCTAGATCATCAGGCCTGAGTAACCCAAGGATTATAAGGACAACACATTTCATATTCGGTTTAACTGAAGACGAGAGCATAATTTTTATAGCTCACGATGATAAGACAGAATCAGCAATATGGAATTGGTTGGTGAGGTATGAAGGAAAACTACTGGTACACAATACCGGGTTTGATTTAAAGATCTGCTACCAACGTACCGGTAAACTTCCTTTAGATTATGAGGACACTCAACTTCTGGCTAAGTGTTATGTGAATAACGCTGACAGTTGGAAAGCTAAAGTAGGTCTTAAGGTTCTCATGGGTGGCTACTACGACCCTAAGTGGAGCATGTTTGAGGACTATAACATCAGAAACCTGAGAGATGAACAGTTTTTAGAATACTGTGCAATTGACGGTG